CCGACAAGATTGTCTTGCTGTTGGTACATGAGCGTCCCATCAATGACATCCTCAAAGTACCGGATCTCTGGCAGAATGGTCTTGTCCCAGAAATTCGCGTCCTGACCCAACTGCGTTGAGTAGTTGATGTTCTCTGTGATGCCGACAATCGTCTTGGGCACACGCTGGGCCGCAAAGATTTGCTCACGGTTGTACTTCAGGGACTCTTGGTACTCCATGTCATGCGGCGACATGCCTGTCGGGACGTATTCAAGACCACCTGTGAGGATCGCCAACTCATTGGCATTGTTTGCACCCTTGTGCCGCTGGTCCCAGCGTTCAAGGAACTCCATCTCTTCATCTGAACTCCACGGCTCAGTTGCACCCTTGTCTACAAGAATGCCGCCGGGGTCAGCCCCGTTCTCTAGGATGCCCCTGTTATGTGCCTGTGCAAGAAGGTCGAGGTTGATCGCACCTGCCGCTGGAGTAATCGGTGCTACGCCACGGAATAGGTCGTTGGGGTTGAAATACTTGAACTGAATCACTTCATCAGGATTCAGGATCGCATATTCATGCCTATTGACACCGCTTCCGCCAACAGACTTGTCACCCTTGATCGTGTACTTCCACCCTACGAGCCGACCGTTCTGGACGATCGCTTCAAATAGGTCTGGTGACAATGGGTAAATCTCGCCGGGCATGTCGCCCTTGATGCGATTGGGTTGTCTCTTGCCATTCTCATCTAGCAATAGCCAGATACATTCGCCTCGCAACGACATCCACAATTCAGTCGCCATCCAAAGTTGGTGGCCCATCATTGTTGGATTCGGGCGACTAAATACATCAACAAGTTGATGATCTGGGTCTGCAACGAGTTTCTTGAAAGGCATCCCTACATATCTGCTTGGGTTTGCAGACCTAGTTAGGTGCCTTTGTACTGCGCGACGCTTCCTACCGACCCCATAAGAGAACTTCCGCCCAGCAGCCTTTGCAAGTGCGCGGCGATCCTGAATAGAATCGTTTTGCTCTGAGTACACCATGAATGGTGCTTGGCTTAGGTTCACTGCGCGAGCCATTGCTGCTGCGTACACAAACGCATGATTCTCAAATGGCTCTTCAGACCTGAACAGTGGGTCATGCCGAAGGTTGAATAGATGACTTACAAATGACTTGTAGGTTTTCTTGATAGCCTGACTAGCACGCTTCTTCTCTCTGCTCGTTCCCCCCACCAAATCTTGAATTGGCAACTGGAATGGGGAACCGTCCGGTCCAAGAATGGGTGTGTCTGGGTTCATCTCTTCCGCTTTTCAAGTTCAGAAACACGATCACTGAGGTTCTTGAGCGTCCCCTCGATTGACTTCGCGTGTGTCGCAATTTTCCATACGACAACTGTCGTAGTAACCACTCCGCCAACAAAGAGGCCGAGTGGTATTAGGGTGGAGTCGCCAATAATTACATGACCCTGCCCTTGTGTCATACCAAGATATTCGGATAACCCGATGGAGGCTACGCCGGAACCACCTGTGCCGAATCCCCACAGCATGACTGCCTCTGAGAAGGTCTTAAACATTAAATTACTTCTTGTATTGGCTTGAGCAAAAGAGTTTGGCGACCCACGGTCGCAGATACACACCGGCTCCAAAGCCGACAATAACCATCAACGCAGACCACCACACTGTTCCTAAAAACGCATCAAAGGAAGCAAGTATCATTGCTTTTTTCTCCGTATCGACTTCTTCTTCTTTGCGACCTGCACAACAGGTGTAGGTGCGGCAGAAGCAGCCTGTTTTTTTTCCTTCCAAACCTTCTTGATTTGGAAGTAACTCCAACCCAATGATATAAGACCTGTGCCAATAATCATGGGGATGAAAATTAAGTGGGCGTAGCGATTTACAGCGAAATTGATCAGTACCAATAAAACTCCACCGATCACCGCACGCAGGCCCATCCGACCACTGGAAATTATGAGACAGGCCATGCCCGCTAAAATTGATAGCCCGCCGGTCCAACTCAGGATAGAAAGTGAATCGCTTGCTGGATCATTCAAGGACATCCCCGCTCCCGATAAATGGGATGACATCCCACCCGTTAAGCCGCCGGAAGCACAGCCAAGGATGATGAACGGCAGAATGCCCAACGCTGCAATGTTGATGTAACGCATCATGTTACTCCACTGGCGTTGAAGTATATCTACTGTGGAATTTTTGTCCAGCCAAATCAGAACTTGCGGAATTTATCCGTAAACACCAGCCCCGGTCGCCTTCTACGCACCTTTCGCATCTGCCAAGCGATCGCCCATTTCATCACATTATCGTCATGTGAGCCTGAGTCGCCTGCATAGTTGCCACCTGTCTGTCGCCGGAATGTCAAACATTCCCCAATGAAATCTACGTCTCTTACGGTCATATGGTGTTCGTGGATCGCCTCTGCGAGTTCGTCAAGCATGATTGGGCGGGTTTTTGAGTTGGTTGACCACCCCATGCCAGCATTAGGTGCCCTTGAGGGGTTGTGGTAGTACAAATGCTTCATGGGCTTACGCCAACCCATCCGCCTGATCCTCTGGATCACGGCATATCCGTACTTCTCTACTTCAACACCAACAAGTGCCCCGTTGTACTCTTGTGCAGTCTCAACGCACAACTCAGCCAGCCTGTCAGGGGTGAATCGACCGTGGATTGAACATACTTGGTTGCCTGACTCACGCTCCAGTACGCCAAGACCATTCGGGTCGGACCCCGGAAGACCCTCGCTGGTGTCGCAGCCAATGACGTAAGTCTTGTCTTTGTCAGGTTTCTCCCAAACGGCTTTGTACCCAGAGCCACCACGCGCCGAAGTGAGCGGAAAACGGTCATACTCATTAGGGGTGCGATCCAGAAGTGTCATCAACGCATCAGAGTCAAAAAAGCAATCGCCAGCGGTCAGGAAGCAACTCTCATCGTCCTCTGGGTACTCCTGACGAAATAACGAACCCAGTCGCCGGGTAGCGGAACGCCGCCATGCGATCTGGTCAGCCCTTAGCCCATGCCGAGACACTAGATCAGCCTCTTTGTCCGTCAATGTCTCAACAATTTCCCTAATCTGCTCCTCATCATGCAATAAAAGCCGGTTCCTTCGATCATCAAACCACCGCAAGCAAATCGGAGTCCAGTCATTTAGCCCCCGCTTGGCCTCCTTGTACAACTGGCAGAACAGTTCGTTGCCCTTTGGCGTGGTTTCAAGCACAACTTCGCCGTTGGACGTTGCCTCTTCCAAAGCAGCAAGCATTTCTCGCTGATTTTCAATCTGCTTTGGACCCTTACACCACTGAGAAACCTCGCTCCCGTGGACTTTCTGAAGCGTAAAACCACGACCGAAACCGCCAGATGCCGCCGTGCCAATGCGAAATGTCGAGTTCATGGTCGGAAAGTCAAGACGACGAGAGTTGCCCGGACCCTTGATCTCTGGTGCATAGGGGTCACGACCGTGCATCAGTTGTGCAATCTTGAAAATTTCAGCAGTGCTTTCCGCCGTGTGCGCAATCGTCACAACGTCACGGTTCATCTTTGACGTTGTGTAGTGGTAAGAAAGACCTTGCTCCAAAGTTGTGAAACCACCACGGCGATATTTCAACAGCAAGAACCGCTGTGGCCTGCCCTGCATCTTGGCCAACCGCTTTATCGCTAGATATCTTTTTTGGATCGACGATGGCTTAAACGGTATTACCTGTGTGCCGATCTTCTCGCCGTCAGAAGTCCGGTCGGTGCGGATGTGCAACCGCTCACGCGAATATCGAGCGAAAGACTCGATAGGACGCGATGCAATCGCTGGGTTGACCGCTCTCGCTATTTCTTTTGCGAATCGCTTGGCAAGGTCATCGCCGCTGAGTTCAGTGGCGAGCCGGTCAACTGCTTCCCTAGTGGAATCGTGGTTTGTGATCCTTCACCTCCTATGGCTTCTTCAAGAACATCTGTTATCTCATTGGCAAAAGCAGCACGACGCTCAACTGGAATAAAACGAAGCGCAACCTTCGCAACGGTCTGAGCAATATCGTCAACTTTACGAATGTCAATTGTCTTTTTAGTGGGCGCATCAATCCCCGCGAGTTTTGCACGCCTCTCCATGATCCGTACAATCGCATTGACCGTTCCCAGAGAAGCATTTTGGTCTTGTGCGCTTCGTGGCACTGCGTCACCGGACTCGTCCACCTTCTCGGAGCGAGCCTCTGCGAGTTGCGACCACATCTCGTTTTGTAACTCATCTAGTCGCTGACATTCTAACGCGCGAATTTCAGATGCCGACTCATTTGCCTGAGAAGCGTACTCTTGCATCGTAGTTCTGTAATCACGGTAGATCGTTGACATTGGAACATCCAACATCTCCGCAATCTGTCTGAAAGACCTGCCCTGTAGGCGCAAATCCATCACGGTCACACGACGCTTTGCAGCCTCAATGCGTGTCTTGCACTGCTTTAACTTGCCGGGAGTAGGTGGTTTTGCTAACCACTCCTGCTTCTCTTCCTCGGTGAATTCCCGAACATCGTCCTCTTCATACATCTTCTGACACCTCAATTCGTGCTTTTAAACGACGTAGTACACAACATATATCAGTGGCTGTCTCCAATGTCGCCTCCTCAGATAAGTCAGGCAGGCAAGCATGCAAACACTCATGGATAACTGTGTCCATCATGTCTGCTGGAGACTGATTCATGGCAATGCGAATACGCTTCTTTGGCCTAGTAGGGTCGTCGCACTCGCCATAGTCACCTGACTCCAGTCGATCGACAAACTCCAAGTGCCAAATGCGACCTCTTAGATTTAGTCTTTGTAACCCGTCAGGCATCCACGGACTCCTCCTCCTCATCAAATGGCGGCTCACCGTCTTCGATTGGGATGGTATCGAGGTCGTCGTCAGGAACAGATTCGTAACCCAATACGCGAAGGAAACCGGGTAATGACATCTGTAAAATCTCTTCGCTGTGCATCGCTTGGCGACGGACACTGCAAATTGCGGGCTTGCATGTTGTTGTATCGCCGTTTTCTGGTATCCAGTGGGTCAGACCGCCGTAAAACGACACACGCCACTTCTCTCGATTCCGCTTCCAAATGACAACGGATAATGTGCCATATGGTGAGTCGGCAATGCTCTGGTCTAGTTTTGTACGCAGGACTGAATTGTCTTCTGCAATATCTTCACGGTGTGTAACCTCAACATGGATCCCTTTTATGTTGTGGCGAATGTCAGGGGACTCTGGCCCTCCATGATGCTGCCGTCCAGTTGTGGCTGAAATCAATTCTCTTGTGACAGTATGTCTCCACCCTGCTGGGTACGGGGATCTGCCGGGATTGAGCGCATGCACAAGGGACAACTCCCCCCTCTTACCCTTCGATCTGGAACGCTTGCCTACCTCTGAGCGGTTTGCCATCCTTGGCTTCTCCATTATTATTCTAGTATGGCATTACAACGCCTTCCAGTGTCATCGTACTAAGTATATTTGAGGTTGGAATTTATACTAGGATAATACTAAGTATATACAGGGGGTAGGGGTCAAAAAACGACACGCGAATTGCGAGAGGCTTAGCGTATACGTCAAAAACGCGATTTTTGCGTCAAATTTAGCCCCTCCCCAGCCTCCTGAAGCCGTAAACCCTTGTCAATCAACGACTTACGACATAATGGTCGTAAGTCGTTGCCGTTTCGACACTTAGCGACAATCCTATACCCTAGGCTGCCGCCATTGTGGATAACTCGACAAATGGAGTTATCCACAATCATAAGTCCATGTATGACAACGGGTTACAATCATATACAATTGGCAATTGTAAGTCGTTGTACTGCAATGACTTAGGGTACACACTACATGTAGTGGGTATGTGTGAGGGTACACTACATGTAGTATATACTACATGTAGGGGGTCGATGGTCGATCTGTTCTAGTGTACAGCGGGCAGCG